TATGGCGGGCCACGGCGGCGCAGGCATTGGGGAAGTAATCCAAAAGACAGGTGGCGAGCAAAATATCGCCGCGCTCGCCGTCATTCTCGGGGAGGACGTTCATCATGCCACCCCGCGCAGTTGCTTGACGCGGGTCGGCGTCAGTGTTCAGCCACTCTTCGTGCCACTGCTGAAACTCATCCTGTTTGCTTGCAATCGTCTGATCCGCCATTACACCGACCCTCTGAGGATTGGCGGCATGATCTAACGCAAAATGGAAGCTGGGCCGGAAGCTATGTTCCTACTTTGCGCAGTGCTGGATTCTCGAATAGCCTCGCCTTCCATGTTCGGATGGTGCGGTCGGTGACGTTGTGTCGCTTCGCCAGATCGGAGACTTCGTGCGTGCGGAAATCAAGACGCATCTGATCCTCTTTGCGCTGCTTCGCTTCGGCACTCACGGCGGCGGCCTCGATGTACGTCGCAATGTTGGCGGCCTCACTCGCCGGCACGCCAAACTTCACGAGGTCATCCTCGATGTTGCGGACGTACTCAGCAAAATGTGCATAATTCATGACTCACTCCCCATTGAGGTAATCCATCAGCACATCGCGCGCAACAATCCAGCCCTTGCACACCTCGGCGCGGTAGCCGTGTTGCGTGACGAATTCGATAAAGTCGGCCTGCTCGGGCGATACCACTCCACCCTTGGTGCGCTTCATCTCGATATACAGCCCGTGATAGCCGCCACGCGCCACGGGAAGGAACAGGTCACACACGCCCGCCTTGGCCCCCTCGGCCTTGAGCTTGGATGCCGTGGACGGATGCCGGAACCCGCCATTGGGCGTTGCGTACAGCCAACGCAACTCGGGGTGCTTGCCGTAGGCCATCTGCGCCCAACTCATCAGAGCGCATTGCTCGGCGTGTTCGGTCGGCGGTGGCGGAGCTTTGAGCTTGAAGGCTTGGCGAGCCATTACGCCGCCTTCCTGTAGCTTCGCAGCGAGTATAGGAAAACATCGGACTTACCCGGCTTGCGCAGCTCTGGCGGAAGGTGGAACGGCTTGCGCTCAAGCTTCCTTGCACGGATCAAATGATTGAGCGTGCCACTGATGCGGTTCGGCGACATGCCGAGTTCCAGCACGAGGTCATCGATCATTCCCGGGCCCTCCTCGAACACGGCCAGGATTTTTGCGGAGATGGATTGTTCCTGCTGCATTACTTCGCTCCCTTGATCGTCAAAATGCCCGCGTCATACATGGCCCGCAGCGTGCGAGCCAGTCCGCGCAAGGCGTAGAAGTACCAATCGGCTGAATCCTTGGGCAGGCCATCCATGCGGCCATCGAGCAATGCGTGGCAGGTTGCGCAGGCATAGCAGCCGCACACGTCGTCAGCCTTCAAGCCGGCGCCGTGATTGCCCATCAGGGGGATATGTGCCAGCACCACCGTCTCGTTCGGCGCGCAGTGGAATCCGGCGATCTGCAATGTGCAGTCCTGATCACGTGCACTCTGCGTTACGGCATCGCTGCGGATCATGGATGTGGGTTTGCGGCTGGAACGCTTCTTGATCGGGCCGGATCGCTGGGGTATGGGTGAGCGCTTCATGCGGCCGCCTGCAATGCCTGGATGGAGTCAACTAGCGCAATCCGTCGCCCTATCCAACGCATCGGTGGAATCGCCATGCTGTTGCCGCACGCCTTGTAGCGCGGGCCGTCCGGCGTAGCTTTACCGCCGTGGCGAATGTCGGTGTAGCCGTCAACAAATCCCTGCAACCTTTCGCACTCGGTTGGCGTCAGGCGACGAACAGCCATGCCCGTGTCGATCGCTGGCGTCTGGCACTTCGCCAGAGTGGGTGATGTGTCAGCGTCAGGATCGTATCCAAGCGTGGTCTGGATGCCGCCGGCCTGGTGCGCAAAGGCGATCGCCGGCGGATGCATCCCTGCAGCAAGCGGATGGCAAGCGTCGCCTGACTTCGGGCGGATGTAGTTCGCTGGGCTGGTGATCTGCGTGGTATCGAAAGGGACGACATCGAAGACGCCCCCGATAGTAGGAATCAGCGTTTCGCTTTCCGCATCCAGCCTGCCCATCGCTCCCGCATTCAGGCAGAGCGATACGCTCAGCGGGGACGAAGAGTTGCCCCCCCCCTTTTAGGGCGTGTTGATCTTCAAGACCTTGCTTGCTGCCGAATGCGGCATTCAGGGTGCTGGCGACTTCGGCGGGCCATGCGGACGATTGCAGGATTGCGCCGACGCCGATGCCCGCGCGACCACCGCTTGGCGTCAGAATGGCGTTTGCAACGTCTTCGCCTAACTCTGCTTGCGGCGTTCCGTCTCGACCACGGATTGCAAGGCTGCGAACAATTGGTCGGGCAATGCCTTCCCCCGCTTTGCGGCTCGGCGCAGGATGCCCGCACAGGCTTTCGCGCTCAAAAAGTACCGCTGCGGCACGGCGCCAGTCTCCAAGATATCCGACAACGAACACACGCCGTCGTCGCTGCGGAACTGCGCGGGCAAAGCCGTCCACTCGGATGTATTGAGCGTCAAGAACTCGGTAGGCGAACCCATACCCGAGTTCTGCCAGCATCCCAAGGAAGGTTCCAAAGTCCCGCCCGCCGTTAGACGACAGGACGCCGGGGACGTTCTCCCAAACCAGCCATCGGGGCCGATAGCGGCCAGCAATCGCACCGTAGGTGAGCATGAGGTTGCCACGCGGGTCGTCCAATCCCTTTCGGAGTCCGGCGACGCTGAAGGACTGGCATGGGGTTCCGCCGACAAGAAGGTCAATTGCTGCATCGGGCCACTCCTGGTACTTCGTCATATCGCCGAGGTTCGGCACATCGGGGTAGTGATGTGCCAGCACTCGCGATGGGAATTTTTCAATCTCACTAAAGGCTGAGGGTTTCCAGCCGAGCGGATGCCATGCGACCGTTGCGGCTTCTATCCCGCTGCACACACTGAGATATTTCATGCCGCCCTCCTCTGCTCACCCTCATACGGCTCCGGTATGTACGCGCCACACTGCGCAGCGGCCCGGAACACGACGGTATCCAGCAACTCGCCAAACGCTTTGGCATCCATCACGTCTCGCTTGTTGTTCTCGTCGCGCGTTGTGGTGCGGAATGGCACGCTCTCGACACCTTCCGGGTTGCGCGGAGTCTTGGGGCGCTTGCGGTCTACCCAGCCGAAGAACGTCCCGCACACCCACTCGTGCAGATCATCGACCGTGTACCCCATCTGCTCGGCGATGACCGGATAGCACACGCCGAAGAGGTAGGCGTTTTGTGGATGCGTGCGCTCCCTCTTCCACGCCTTGGCCGAGACTTCCAGTGGCAACTTGAGCGTGTGCAGGAACGCGACCCAGCGGGACAGTTCGGTGGGATTGGAGATCTTCACCGCCCACCCCCGCGCCGCTTGGCAGTCATGTCCACAAGACGCAGGTACTTGTCCACATCCGTCCCGTCGAAAGGTTGCTGCTTGCCCATCGTCTTGCCGTCCTCTTCGAAATACTTGGCTTTCACGCCATCGCCGAACACGGCGCGGAACTGGTCGATGATTGCCGTGCAGTTGGGAAAGTCGATGCGAATCTGCTCGCGCTTTTCGTCCTCTTTCCGCACGTTGCCTCGGATCATTTCAACCACGTCGTTCATCGCGTTTCCTCCGCGTAGTCGGTGAAGCGCATGGTTTCGGCGAGCCATACCGCTTTGATTTCCCCACACGGCCCGTGGCGGTTCTTCTCGACGCTAATCACCGCGTCGTAGTCGCTGGCTGTGTCGTCACTGGTGCCCGGTCGAAACAGGGTTAGGATCTGGTCCGCCTCTTTCTCGATTTCGCTGGAATCGGACAGATCGCCCATTCCCGGCTGTCGGTTCTCTGCTTGCCGGCCAACCTGGGCCAGCGCGATCACTGGGATTTCCAGATCGCGGGCAAGGTTCTTCAGGCCACGGACTACCTCGCCAACCTTCTCGGCCTTGTTCGCCCGTGCGTTGGTGTGCGATGCGTCAATGCGCTGGATGTAGTCCACGAACAGAACACGAATGCCGTTCTGCTGTTTCCACTTGCGAGCCATGCGCGATACATCGGCAATCGTCGGCGCGCTACGGTCATAGATCAGGCAAGTCC